AAGAGGAAGTTGAAGAAGAAACTGTAGAACCACAACCAAATCTATTAGGAGTTGGTGGAACAGGTGACACTATAAATGCAGCTTTGAGCATAGGTTATTATTCTATGTCAAATGGTCAAGGACTCTCAAAACAAGTTGCTCCCATAGAGGACGCCGGACATACAGCGGTCAAGATGACCACACTTTCGGAGACAGAACTTGCAAGTGTAGACATACTCTGGGCAATCAATCCATCCAATGGTTCTTATGGTAGTGAATATACCAATGCGGTAGACCGTATCAAGGAGCGTGTTGATGAGGGTATGATATTAGTAATACATGATCGACAGGTAGGTAATGCAGAGAACATTCTATTCGGAGAGGAACCAGCTGACATAGTGCGTAAGTTTACGAACAGTCAAGCAATAGATGTGGTTGATGAGAATACGGTGGTTGGCGAAGGGCCAGGGGGTCTACTTACGGATAGTTCAATAGACGGTGGAAATAGTTCTAATCATGGATACACCAAGAAAGACACATTACCGAATGATTCACTTGCATTACTATCCACCAGTGATGGAGATGAGATAGTCGATTTTGCATACAAGTATGGTCAGGGAGCCGTTATCTATTCATCTATACCACTTGATTATTATCTTGGAGGAGCAATGCCTAATTTTAAAGACATTTATGCACCCAATATACTACAATTTGCAGCATCACTCGTCACGGACGGTTACAGCACCATACAGGGTACAAATAACAACGATATTGTCGCTGGTACGGCTAACAACGATACTCTTGAAGGTCTAGATGGCAACGATACATTATTTGGATTATATGGTGATGATAAGTTATATGGTGGTGCTGGTGCAGATACATTGAAGGGTGGAAGTGGTAGTGATGTATACATTTACAAATCCCTTTCAGATTCCCCTGCTGGTGCTGGTGATACCATCAAAGACTATGATGAGAATAACGATAAAATTGATATAAGCAATATTACAACAACATTCAACATTGTACCATCTTTTACAGGAAATACAAGTACACATGAGGTGGTATATAACACAAACACCAAACTTCTACAGATGGATGCAGATGGTGACAAAGCCGCAGACATGGAAGTAACACTAGAGAATTATAGTGGAACATTTGACTATGGTAATAATGTGGAAACAAATTATATATGATTGGCATGGATCAAAAAACACTATATAAAATAATCATAGGACTGCTTACAATAGAAATAACACTTCATGTCATAGAGGTGTGTATAGATGTATGGCAAATACTGTAAGGGGTATTGACTTAAATACCTTGTTGGTGTATTATTAATAATATATTAGGAGAATGATATATGACAAAGAATTATACATTTGTATCAAAAGGTGACGATGATTGGGCCTCTGTCATGATTAAAGATGGTAAGTATGAGGGTATCATTTATCAGTATGGAAAGGTATCCGTGGCTGAAAGTGAAGATGAGAACGGTAATATGCCATTGTCTTTTAAGTACAACATCATAGACCATAGCGGTCACAATCAAGAAGATTTAGAATCATCAGTAGAATTTAAAAATACACTAGGGGATATTCTAGTGGAGATACTGGATGAACAACTGGAGGCAGAAAATCTTGAATACAACGATTGAAAGAACAGCACTAACACAACTTGTAACGAATGAACAATATGCTCGGAAAGTGCTACCTTTTATAAAGAAAGACTATTTCTCTGATAAAATAGAGCGTACTATATTTGAAGAGATCACCAAGTTTGTTGACAAATATAATAAAATACCAACACAAACATCACTAGAGATTGAGGTTCAAGATCGTAGAGATTTGAACGAAACGGAATATGGAAAGGTTGTCGAAGTCATTAAGACATTAAAATCTACGGATGTAGACTTTGACTGGCTCGTAGATACAACTGAAAAATTTTGTAAGGATAAGGCGGTATACAATGCGATTGTTGAAGGAATTGGAATTATTGAAGGAAAGGATAGAGATAGAGATGCAGGAGCTATACCGAGCATTCTCACAGATGCCTTGGCTGTGGGTTTTGATAATCACATTGGTCACGACTATCTGTTGGATTCAGACTCCAGATATGAGTATTATCACACGATAGAGGAGAAGATTCCATTTGATCTGGACTTCTTTAATCGAATAACCAAGGGTGGGCTTCCACCTAAGACACTGAACATTGCACTTGCTGGTACAGGTGTCGGAAAGAGTTTGTTTATGTGCCACGTGGCTGCAAACTGTCTGTCTCAAGGTAAGAATGTTCTATACATTACACTAGAGATGGCGGAAGAACGTATCGCAGAACGTATTGATGCAAACCTTATGAACATCTCTATGGAAGATTTGCATGACCTTCCCAAGCAGATGTTTGAAAGTAAGATAGAGAAGATTATTAAGAACACCAGTGGAAAGCTGATCGTGAAAGAGTATCCAACTGCTTCCGCTCACTCTGCACACTTTAGAGGATTAATTAAGGAACTTGCAATCAAGAAGAGTTTTAAACCAGATATTATCTTTATTGATTATCTGAATATATGTGCGTCAAGTCGGTTTAAAGGAGCAACCAATGTCAACTCTTATATGTACATTAAGTCAATTGCAGAAGAACTTAGAGGATTGGCAGTTGAGACAAATCTTCCGATTATGTCAGCAACACAAACCACTAGATCAGGCTTCGTATCCACAGATATTGGTCTTGAAGACACATCTGAAAGTTTTGGCCTGCCTGCAACTGCTGATCTCATGTTTGCACTCATTTCTAACGAGGAGCTTGATGAGCTCAATCAAATCGCAGTCAAACAACTCAAGAATAGATACAACGATCCAACGATGAATAAACGCTTTGTCATTGGCATTGATCGTGCAAAAATGAGACTATTTGACGTTAAAATGAGTGAACAGAACATCGTGGATAGTGGACAATCTACGAGTGCGGATGATAAATTTGTTGAAGCTATTTTTGATAAGACAGATTTTGGAGAAGGGTGGAAGGTGTGATGTCATATGTAGAATATCTATATCATTTCACTTGTGAGAAATGTAAACTCTGGTGGAGTGTTGCATTGGATAAGGAAGGCTGGACGCCGAAGAGAATGTGGTGTCCTCATTGTGGCCATAAACAATACGATGATAAACCTCCTATTGATTATGAACTAATGCAACAATAAGGAAATATGAATGAATCAAAAGGATAAAGATGAATTAGAACGCTTTTCAGAAGAGTGTTCTTCATGGTTGATGAATAAACATAACGAGTATCAAGACCCTATCATGATGGGCGGAGTTATGATGAGAGCTACTATGGAACTGTATTTGAGTCAATTAAGTGACGAAGACATACACCGTCTACTGGATGTTGTTGTAGAAACAATACCACAAATAAGACGCCAACAGGTGAATAGAAATTCATTTTTACATGAAGGTAACAAGGTAATACACTAATATGTTCACAATCTATACAACAATGCATTGCGACTTCTGTACAAGCGCAAAGAATCTACTTTCTGAGAACAATTGCGAGTACATAAACATTATGCTGGACACACCCGAAAAGAAGAAAGACTTCAAGGAAAGAACAGGATTAAAGACAGTACCCCAAATCTATACGGATAATGGCCATCATATAGGTGGATATGAGGAACTAAAGAAGTATCTTGTATATCGAAAATAATTTTTTTCTCCTTATAAATCAATGACTTAAAAAAAAGATTTTTGTTGACAAACTTCCTTTCACATGGTATTATTAATAATAATCGGGAAAGAAAGGAGTATGCCGATGAACACTTACAAAGAAAATTGCAAATATCATGTTGTCAAACGGTTCAATGAACGGTTCAAGACTGAAGATTTTATGCACAACACCAAGAAATACGGTATGGTAGACTTCAAAAATGAGGTTGCTTCCGCCATAGTAAATGCCCCCAAGATGGGTAAGAACGTCAAAGGGGGAAAAGGCTTCAAGGAAATTTTCAAGATTCGGATTATGGATACGAAAGCTGTATTCGTTGTGTGGGATATGGAATTTAATGTTCCTGTGACCGTTCTTACGAGTGAAATGTGGGCCAAGTGGTATGCATAAAAAACTTGTTGACAAATACCTTTGAACGTGGTATAGTAAGTAATAATGAGAAAGGATGATTCGTTATGAGTGAAAATGTGATTAAAATGGAAAACATCAAAGAGGGTCTTCTCGTTGTCTATATTCACGGCTACGGTAAGAACAAAACTGAATATATTGGTGAATTCAAAGGATATGAAGGAAATAAAGTTCGTATCGGCCGATGGGAGTTTAAAGATCAAGTTGTTATGAAAGAACGTCTGCTTGGTGTATTTCATTGCCCTAAAAATGATGTTGAGATGGGTGTTGATGAAGGAGAAATCGTATGACAATGCCAAGAAAAGTTGAAGATCGTAAAACAACAGAGAAGTTATCACCTTCTATGTTAAGGTATTTACGTGCTGTAATTGATACTCCTATAGAGGGTAGAGGTCTGGACAGTGAGATTGCTCGATCATTGAATCGTACTCGTTCATGGGCCTATACCATGAAGAAAAATGTTGAAAAACGATTAACAAGAGAAGAACTATTAGAGGTTTGCTCCATGATAATGAATGAGGTTGAATAATGACAAACGAACAGGAAGATATAGTATTTCGCACTAGTGGCCCGGGACTAACAGGCGGCAAACAAATTAAAGAATTGCCCAAAGGCGTTGATAAAGTTCGTGGTAAAAAAGGCGTCTACATGGATCAAGATTATTACTACCATGTCATCACGGAACACAAAGAAAGTTAATGGTAACTTTAGTAATGTTGCTATGCAGGTTAACGTTAACATGGTCACAAAAGGGTATATGGAGCATATGAAAAAGGTCAATAAAGGCCTTGAGTATATGTATCCGAGTAGGGGAAAGGGGAGTAATCGGAAGAATCTCCCAGAAAATCCCATAGTATCCCATATTTACCCAATCATTAAAAAGGTAAGAAAAAAGGTAGAGTTATGGTGATTAAAGTTTGCAGTCTATCAGCTCCGCCAACACACACACCAAAAATATATAAAAAAACTCTAAATAAATGCAGAAAGTACTTGACAAACCCTTGACAACCTGTTATATTAAGTATGTAGAGTGGTTAAGGGATAAGAGTCAATGATTAAGTATCTACCTAGAAGAGTTCAGTATTGGTTGGGCTATGCAGTAGGCAGAATGAACTACTATTTCAAATAGGAAAGACGATGGATAAGTTCTGGTATAAGAGATATGTGAAACCTACGAAAAGGAACTTGGAAATGAAAGCACGGGTGAAATGTGCAGTGAATAGCCACAGTATTCACCGTAAATCTTGCAGTGAATGAAAGTTTTTACTTGACAATCTATCTACTATATGCGATAATGTGTATAGTGAGAAAACAAACGAGGTTGCTATGAATATTAAACCAGAACTCAAGACCTTTATGGAAGATGTTTGGGGTGCCGAGGGTGACTTCATTGATACGCCTCTTGGTAGAGGTCGTATTGAGAGTGTTCGTACCAAGGCTGGTATTGACCTTGAAGTACGAGTTGACTTCGCCGGTCGAGATGTTGGTACAAGGAGCGGAATGAGAGTATTTTCCGGTCTGAAATTATTTGAGTTTCATGTCTCAAATACCTCAAAATAATGTCTTGACAAATTGTTTTCGTTATGGTATTATTAGATATACTGAGAGAGAGACAGGAGATATGAATGATCTGGTAGTACTGTAAACCCTATAAACGCCGTGAGTAGGCTCAGTCCGTTGAGATGAAAGCTATGTGGGGTCGGAGAGTGATACGGATTACTTCTGGAGAATTATACTTCCCCTCCAGAGGTACGAGCAAGAGGGACGCAGCTCGACACTGCTCCTAGAGTAGACCGATCACTACTCCTAGAGTAGACCACCAAGGCGGGGAATGATCGTTGGGTTAATGATTGTAGGCTGACCTACCTCTAATAAGGCACTAACCTGTCGTTGTGAGTGTGACCAAAGAACTCTCTGGTGTTAAGTTCTACCAATACTGAGCTACTCATCAAGGGCCCTATGCTGGGGTTCCTTGATGGGGACTTTTTAAGAGAGGGTCATTAAGGTTGGTTGGCCCACAGTGAAAGATCGTTATATAACGTGTGGGGATACGTGTTGACCCCTCTCT